GTATTCATTTATCTTTGCTTCTATCTGTGGAAGTAACTCTGGAGCTTCTAGTCTGGCTCTGAATACATCCATTACTAATAGCTTACCACTAGGAGTTGAGCCAACTGTCATTATTACTGAATAATCAGCAGTTTCTTTAATGCTTAAAGCTGTGTCCATAGTGCCAAAGATAGATAACTCACTATGCTTCACTACTTCATCTCCTAAGATATATTCTGGATCATCTCCTGCAATACTATCATAATACTTAAACCATTCTCTCTTGAACATGTGTCCTACTTCAGTAAATTCAGCTAAAAACTCTTGAGCATATACTAATGAGCCTAACTCCTCTCTGGCTTGAAACAACTCCTCTGGTCTAATATTTGGATTAGATTCTGTAGGATAATGATGTACTTTCCAATCATCTTTTAACTTAGCATTTTCATAAAGCTCATAAAACCAATTCATTCCATTAGGTGTAGATATAAATAAAGCTTTCCCTAAACTATCTGAAAGTATAGGTCTAACTGTTTCCCAAGTTTCCTTAGATTGATAAGCAGCTTCATCAAATACAATTAAACTTAATCCACCTGCACCTCTTAACCTCTCTGGCTTATCAGCAGATTTAATCTGTATAGATCCACCATTACTAAACTCAATTCTTTTCTCTACTTCTCTAATAGTTATATATTCCTCTGGAAACTGTCTAGCAAGTGATTTCATAGTTCTAAATGAATCCATAGCTTGAGGATATACAGGAAATATAACCCAAACCTTTTCTCCTGACATAGCTTTTTCAAAAGATGCAACAATACTGAGACTTGTTTTACCCCATCTCCTACCTGCCACACAGACATTAAATCTAGTTTTTTTAAGAGCTTTTAATACTTCTATTTGCTTTTCATGTAAAGCAGGTGGCTTAGCTTGTATGACTTGAGCCATTATTCAGATCTATTTTCCCAATCCCAAGCCATCTGAATAGTTGGAGGCATAACTATATTGACATTATTGCTAGACATTCCTCTAGCTTCTCTTTCTAATTCTGATGCTGTTATAAAAAATCTAACTAAATCTCCTGCATCTAATTCATCTAAATCCATTCCCTGTAACTTTTGAGCTGCTTTAGCTTGTAGATTTCTAGCTACCCTAATCTGTCTTTCATTCATTTCCTCAATATCTTTTATCTGCATTTGCCTTTTAACTAAATCCATATAATCAATAAAAGCTAATATTCTTTCTTGCCAAAAGAACTTTCTAGCCCATTTCTCAATCTGTGTCTTACTTTTACCTAATTCTTGTCCAACTCCTCTATATGATCTATTTTCCATATCTCTATAAACAACAAATGCTTCAAATGCCTTAGCACTCTCTCCTGTTTGTCTTTCCCAGAGTTCTGGTATATCTAAGCTATTTATATCAACCATTAATTAATTCTGCTTTCTGCCCTGTTAAGTTTTCCCATCTCTCTATTATGACATCACAATAAGCAGGATCTAATTCTATTAAAAAAGATTCTATATTAAGTTTTTCACAAGCAATTAAAGTTGAGCCACTACCACCAAAACAATCTAAAACTGTATTTATACTATCTAAATCTCTAATAATATTAATAAACAAGCCTACAGGCTTTTGAGTTGGATGTAATCTTTTTTCACTTTCTAAATCTCTACTGCCTTTTCTACTTAAACCATTCCACAACCATTTATAAAGTTTTGCTGATTTATTATAAGAAGTCCAAGCCAATTCAACATCTGCAAAATTACCTGTATTTTCTTTATCCCAAACTATCCAACAAGAACTAGAATATAAAAATTTTGTGAAATAATTACCACCAAAAATAATCTGATTTTTTGTATATTCCTTAGTAATTAAATAATTTTTTTCTGCTGTTTCTGTTGTGTTATCTCCAATTATTTCTTTGTAATTATTTGTTTTTGTAATTTTAGTACCACCAACAGAATTATTTTGTACAATTTCAATACCATAAGGTGGATCTGTTAATAATAAATCAATATGATTATCCTGTATTAACTTTTTAACATCATCCTTATTAGTAGCATCTCCACATAATAAATAATGATTACCTAGCTTATACATATCTCCTAGCTTAGTTTTAGGCTCTACAGGAACTTCTATCTCTTGTTCCTCCTCTGGCTCATCATCAAAGCCAATTAAATCAAATAAATCATCCTCACTAAATCCTGTTGAGTCCATAAGCTCTGGTACACTAGAAACCTCACTTAATAAATCAGCTAATAAATCATCATCATAAGAGCCAAGTTCAGCTGTTCTGTTATCTGCTAATGCAAAGGCTTTAGCTGTCAATTCATCATCATCTGTTATAACTACAGCTATTTTATCCCATCCAAGTTGCCTAGCAGCTGCAAGTTGATGATTTCCTGCTATAACAACATAATCTTTAGTGGCTACTATAGGCTTTCTCTGTCCAAACTGTTTATAAGATTTTGCAACAGCTTCTATATCTCCTTTTCTAGGATTACCCTCTAAAAAAGATAATTTATCTATATCAATGGCTAATGATTCTAAAGAATGATGGATATTATTCATATTTAGATTTTAACAGTTATTTAAGACTTATCTAAACAATCTGCACATAAAACTGAATCAAAATCATCCCAAAATGGCTTTAAGCACTCATCACAATCTCTTGATTCTATATAATTAGCCACCTAATTTTATAAGAATCTCAGTTATTGCAGAATTTAGTTCTTTTTCTCTTAGTGCTAAATCCACTATATTTTGTTCTAATTTCTGTATTTGTATATTATAAACTGCTACTTGTTGTTGCAAATCATTTACTGTTTTAAATAACCAACCAACTAAAGCAGCTAAACCACCCTGCAAAATCTGACTTAAATTTACTGTTGCTTTCATCACATCACATTATTTACTAAAACTACTAAAGCAGATACAGCTACAATCCAACCAGATAACTCTGATCTTGATATTTTTGCATTAACTTTCTCATGAACTTGATCAATTCTCAGATTAATTTTTTCCTGATTACTGAGTATAAGCTGCAAGAGTTCCTTATTACTCATGCCATTACCATTATCTGCCATAGTATTAATGTACAGGTAAAACACAAAATAATGAAATTTTTATAGATTCTTTAGTGCCATTCTCTAAAATCCAAGCAGATTTAGTATTCTTAGCAAAAAACTTTATTGTGCCATATTTCCAGAGTATTCTTTTTGTTTGTGGATCTATAATCTTATTATCAGTAGGAATAACAAACTTTATTTTTTGATGCTTTTTATATTCAATCCCCTGATAAATCATTACCAAATTTTTCCCTGTAGTGCATTCTTTTTGCAATTTTTCTATAAGTAGTTGTGTCAATAGCATTTAAAAGCAATTTATTCTCATCATCTACCATATTGACATAGAATATATGCAAAAAATTAATCAAAGTTTCTACAACTTCATCTTTAAACTCTGTTTCTCCTTTAATAGTTTTAGTATAAATATTAAAGTTGCCATTATGATTCATAGTTATTTCTACATAAGTAGGCAAAGACTTTAGCACTAAATCAAAGCTGACTCCTCCCTGATGATCTATAGGTTGTAACTCAGTAATATTATTTAATTTATCTACAAGAGTTTTTTCATTATTTATAAACATAAGGCAAGTCATATAGCCAATATTTATATCATCTGCAACATATTCCATTTTTACCTCTATAATTAAATTCTTTTTCTGCCATTCCTACTCTGCCTTTGTGTCTTTGCATAATGTTATAATGATTCTCCAAACAATCACATAAATTTTCATCTAATAAGACTCTTTGATTAAATTTTATCTCTTTTAATGGAATTCTGTATGATTTCTCTGCAATATTTGTAATTAACCAATCATTTTCAATTAAGTCAATATTTAAACCAAAAAACCTATTAGGAACACAGTTAAGAAATATTAATCCTGCTTTTTCTCCTTTTTCTTTTAAACCATCTATTTTACTTTTAGGAATCCAAGCAGTACTTAGATAAGAAACATCAAAATTATGCCAATAACCAATAACCTGTAGCTCCATAAAATACAAAGTATCAGATATTTTGCAAACAAAGTCCTCTGCAAAATCCTCCTCATCCTTAATTATTTCCCAATTATTTGCACTACATATCTCTTGCCAATATGGTCTAGCTTTATATTTATCATAAAAATCATACTCATCTGCAATAAAATTTCTCCTATTGTTCTGATTTGGCATATCTACCCCAACAATGCTTACTACTGTTCCAATGATGCCATCCATCATAATAAGAAAGCCAAGCTGCTGTTTTTACATTAGTTTCTGGATTATACATATCTAAGTCTTTATTATAGATATCATCCTCAAGCCATTTTTCAGTTCTATTATTAAATTGAAATAAACCCTGATCTATAGAGCCATCTGTATTATATCCTGTAGCATTAGCATAACCTCTGCTTTCACAATATAAAACAGTCAATGCAAGAGCTTCATCCTCTTTAAAGTGGATATTAACTAATGGAATCCACTCCTGCACCTGCTCTATTAACTTACATTGATAAGGAACTCTATATAAATCTTGATAGGTATCTATACCAAAATCTACTTTTCCTAACAATGAGCAAGTTAATAAAAGTTCAATCATCTCTCATAACCTAAAGCTGTGTAAGGATTTATATTGTATTTATTCCAAACATCTCTGGCTTTTGAGCTAATATCATAACCTATACCAATTCTACCTAAATGCCCTGCTGCAAATACTGTAGAGCCTGAGCCACACATAGGATCATAAACTACATCATTTACATCTGTTGTTGTTAGAATTAATCTCCTTAAAAGCTCATAAGGTATTTGATTAACATAACCTAAATGCTCTTTTGAATTACCTTTAACAATAT